ATCATTGGCAAAGTCGCGAATGTCGGCAAGGACTTTGCGGTCGTGGCGAGCACAGTCGGTAGCGTCGAGGTTGACTTTTCGTCCCTTGCAAAGAACAAGAACGGGCTATTGATCAATATGCCCAAGAGCAAGATCGACGTGATGATGGCGCGGGGTCATCCCTCACAGTCAGAGTTGCCGTAACGGTCAAGCCGCCTCAGCCAAAGTGAAACCGCTCTTTTGGCAGCCGATCTCATATTAACTTCGCGACTGCCCGATGATCGATTGTGGGCGATTGTGTTGAAGAATTCTGCCGCGAAAATTTCCGTGCGCCAACGTGCAGACATCGTACGTCGCCGCAACGTCGTTCGGAGTAATCATTCTCAATTGAAGTATTCAAAGTACGGAAATTTCGCGGCTTACGGGGTAGCTGAAATTTTCAGCACAGATCGGGCGGTCGCGGTCGTTCATCGGTCTCCACCCTGAGGTGGCTTGCGTCCTCGCGGATCTTGTAGAAAGCGTTTCTACAAGAGCGGGCCATAGCCACCTTGGCGGGTGCCCGACGAAATGGCGCGATTATGGCCGCGCGCTCATCCTCAACAACCGTCGATCTGTCGCGCCTCGCCGCGCCGATCATCGTCGAACAAAAGCCGTTCGAGACGATTCTCGCGGAGATGGTCGCGCAGATCCAGACGCTGCTGCCGAGCTTCGACGCGACCATCGACAGCGATCCGGCCGTGAAAGTTCTGCAGGTCGCGGCGTACCGCGAGGTGCTGATCCGCCAGGCGGCGCAGGACGGCGGCGAGCAAGTGATGGTGGCATTCGCCACCGGCGCCCAGCTTGATCATCTCGCCGCACTGGTCGGCGTTGCGCGGCTAGTCATCACGCGAGCCGATACGGCGACCGGCGCTACGGCGGTCCTCGAGGATGACGATGCTTTGCGCCAGCGCATCGTCCTGGCGCCCGAGGGGTTCTCGGTTGCCGGTCCAGAGCTGGCCTACGTCTTCCACGCGAAGTCGGCCGCGCCGGGTGTCCTCGACTCCAGCGCGACGTCCCCCGACCCCGGCGAGGTCGTCGTGTCCGTCCTGTCGCGCGATGGCGACGGCACCGCGTCCTGGTCACTTCTCGACGCGGTAGAGGCCGTCGTTCGGAATCCGCGCATCCGACCGCTCGGCGATGCCGTCTCTGTACGGTCGGCCGAGATCGTGCCGTTCGCGATCGTCGCGGACCTTGTCACGTTTACCGGCCCCGATCGCGCGCTGTTGCTCGCGTCCGCTCGCACTCGGCTCGACGCCTATCTCGCCAACAGCCGCAAGCTCGGCCGCGACATCACGCGCAGCGCGATCTTCGGCGCGCTGATGACCGAGGGCGTCCAGAACGCCGTCATTTACGAACCGGCTGCCGACGTCGTCTGCGACCTGACCGAGGCGGCGCATTGCACCGCGATCACGCTCGGCTTTGGCGGCTATGGCGAATAGCTTGCTTCCTCCCACCGCGACCAGACTCGAGCGCGCGCTCGAGTCTGCTATCGCCCAGATCAGCGACGTCGAGATCCCGATCGCGCAGCTCGTCGATCCGGCGGCGATCGAGTTCGAATGGCTCCCCTGGCTCGCATGGGGCCTGTCGGTCGATACATGGGACGCCGACTGGACCGAGGCGGCGAAGCGCCAGGCTGTCGCCGATTCGATCATGCTGCACAGGCTGAAGGGCACGCGGCTGTCGGTCGAGTCCGTCGTCTCGCGCTTCGACGACCTGATCGAGCTGGTCGAGTGGCACGAAGCCTCGCCTCGCCGCGATCCCCATACCTTCGACGTCATCGTGCCCTTGGTCACCGGCGCGGGCGTGGCGCCCGGCGGGCGCCGATCGACCGCGGCGTTCGCCGAGGCCGTCGCCCGCGAGGTCGCGCGCGTGCAGCCGCTGCGCGAGCATCTGCGCATGGTCCAGTCGATCGCCGCGACCGGGATGGTCGGCGTTCGCGGCGTGGCGCGTGCCACAAACTACGTCCGCGAGAATGCCGCGCTGACGATCGACGAGTCGCCGGATTGGGCGGCCTTTCTGCAAACCGAGGATGGCGAGCCGCTGCAGGATAGCGCCTCCGCATTTCTGGACACCCGGCTATGACGACACCAGCGCTCGCCCTGGTCATCACCACGCTCGGCCTCGGCCGTTTCTCGGCCGCGCAGGCGGAAAACGGCACCGACCTGGCGATCGTCGCGGTTGGATTGACCGACACGCCCTTCGTCGTCGCCCCCAGCCTGACCGCGCTGCCCGGCGAGTTTCGCCGCGTGGCGACGATCGCGGGCGAAGCGGTCGGCGACAACATCGTTCACATGATCGTCCGCGACGACGCGCCCCTGACCTATCAGGTCCGCGGGTTCGGGCTGTTCCTCGCGGATGGCACGCTGTTCGCGGCCTACGGCCAGGCCGAGCCGATCGGCGAGAAGTCGTCGACGGCGTCGCTGCTCCTCGCGATCGACATCGCGTTCCCGACGTCGGCGATCAACAACATCGTCTTCGGCGACACCAATTTCCTCAACCCGCCAGCCACCACCACGACCAAGGGCGTGGTCGAGCTGGCGACGCTCGACGAGGCCCAGGCCGGCGACGTCGCGCGGGTGACGACCGGCGCCGTGGTGAAGGCGATGCTGGCGGGTCTGTCCGATGCCCTGTCGGCTGCGCTCGCCGGCATCATGTCGCGGACCATCTATGGATCCGGCCTGGTCACCGGCGGCGGCGACCTGACGGCGAGCCGCACGCTGACCGTGACCGCGGCGACACCGGCCGAGACCGGAGCGGGCGTCCTCGGGAACAAGGCGGTCACCCCGTCCGGTCTCGCCCCCACCCTGCAGCGCATCGCCGACCTGTTCGCGCGCAGGATCACGGTCGCCGGCCTGGTCACCGGCGGCGGCGACCTGACCGCCAATCGCGAGATCAAGGTCACCGCGGCGTCGGCCGCCCAGATCCGCAAAGGCGATGCCGGCGACGTCGTGGCAACTCCGGTCGGCCTTGCCGGCGCCGGGGCGGTCTATGTCGTCGCGCAGCAGCTCGACGCGGCTGGCGGATACCGCGTCTGGTCGGACGGTCTGAAGGAATGCTGGGGACAGGTTTTCGTCGCCGGCAATGCGACCGTCACGGTGTCGCTACCGGTCGCCCACGACGCCGGCTGCACCCCGACCGGCAGCAGCAGCATCAACCAGGACGAACAATCGTGCGGCGTGCTGAACGCGTCGGCGGCGGGCTTCCAGGTCCGCAACCGCAACCCGCCCGCAACGACCTTCTACTGGCACACGAAGGGCCACTGACATGCCGAAGATTTCGCAACTGCCTGCGCTCGCCGTCGCCACGGGCGCCGAGACCGTGCCCGTTATCGGCGCCGATGGCGTCACCAGGCAGGGCAGCATCGCCCAGGTCGCGGAAGCCGGGGTCAAGGCGGTCGTGCAACCGCAGATCGACGCGCTGGCATCCGATCTCGACGTCACCACCCGCAACCTCGCGACCAACACCGACAACGTCCAGAAGAACGTCGACGCCGAGACACGGGCGCGGCGGGCGGCGGCGGCCAACCAGGCGCTCACCAACGACGCCCTCGCGCAGAACACCGACAATGTGCAGAAGAACCTGACCGGCCAGGTGACGCGGCTCGACGCCATCCCGAAGCTTCTGTCGGCGCGCGATTGGCAGCCGATCTACAGCGTCGAGCGGCCCAACGCCGTCGCCGAGCCCTTTCGCGGTGCAATAGTCGACCGCTTCTACGTCGCCGTTCGGGTCACCGCGGACGAACAAACCACCGCGGGGCTGACCCTCTGGCTGGGCGACCTCGCCGGCAAGGCGACGATCCGCGTATCGCAGATCCGGCGCCCGTTCGCCGATGGCGACATGGGCAACCTGCCGCCCGGCTTCGGCGCGAACGATGTGTGGAGTGCCACCGTCGTTCCGTTCCCGATCGTCACCACCGTGCCGAACTTCCGCACCAACCGGGCGCAGCCGGTCACGCTCGACCTAGCGCCGTTCGGCGTCCACCTCGCCGACACGATCTACTTCTATGTCATCGAGCTGCTCGACGGCGCGAACATGCTGGCGAACGGGGCGCTCGGCATGGGTAACCCGGTCACGGCCGCCACGCCCGGCTGGGGCCGCGGCTGGTTCCGCAGCGGCACCAATTATGGGCGCCTGTCGGAGCCCGGCACGGTCGGCGATGCCTTCGCCTTCGTCTTCCACCGCCTCGCCATCCGCCAGGCCGCGGTGAAACCGGCGTCGTCGCAGCAGCAGGCGGAAACGCCCGACGCGTTCGACTACACCAAGATCCTGCCCGACGTCGTGATCCGCGACGCGGCCGGCACGAGCATCGTCGCCGGCGGGCCGATCACGTTCGAGAAGCCGACGCCCGTCACGGTCGCAGCCGAGCAGCTCACCCTGGTCGTCGGGGGCTATGCGTCGCTCTACTACCCTCCGCTCGCCGGTTCGATCGTCGTGCGCCGCGCGTCGGACAACAGCGTGCTGGTCGAAGGTACGGACTACAAAATCGACTATGCCGCGAGCGCGATCGTCAGCACCACGTTCGCCGGTATGGCGAAGGTCGCCTATACCGGCCTGCCAATCCGCTACGATCTCGTCACCTTCAGCCCGAACACCAAGCTGCGTGCGTTCACGGCCGGCCTCGCGCGCGGCTTCGACGCCTGCGAATACATGCCCGAGATCCGCGGCATTCCACCGCATCCCGACTACGCCGACGCCGGACCGATCGCCCCTGCACCGCAGCGGCCGCTCTACGTCGTGCGCACCGACTCTGTCGGGTCCGAGCTGATCCCGGTCCACGATGTCGGCAATGGCGTGCGGCTCGCCGACCAGGGCGAATATGCAGCCCTCATGGTCCGCAACGCGCGGATACTCGCGCCGGTGCGCGCCAAGGCGCTGCGCAAGGAAACGATCCGCCTGACGATCGGCGGGACCAGCCTGAACGCCCAGGGCGACAGCCAGGACATCGTCAATCCGAACGGCGACCGCGACACGGTCTCGTCGTTCTACACGACGGGGCGGCTTGCGGCCGACACGCTGGCGCGCATCACGCGCTATAACGGTTTGCCTGGCGACCCGCGCTCGCCCGGCCCCGGCATGCACCAGCATCTCGGGATCGGCTGGCAGATCAAGCGCGCGCTCGAGCTGCTCGGCGGTGTCGTCGATTTCCGCAACCGCGCCGTCGGCGGATCGACCTTCGCCTATGTAGGCACCGGCGCGCTTAGCCCCGACCGCCTCGCCGGCTTCTACGCCGACGATCCGGACCTGATCTTCGTCGATGTCGGCGAGAACGACAAGGGCCAGAGTTATATCTACACGCGCACGGCCGAGCTGATCGCGGCGCTGCGCGCGAACACCAGGGCGGTCATCTACCTGATGCCTGCGCCGTTCAACGCGCTGTCGTCGCCCGGCATCACGCCGGAAATGGCGGGATCGACATACAACCTCGCGCTGCAAGCCGCACTGGACTTCGACTGCGCCGTGCTGCCGCACCATCTGATCCAGGGACCGGACGCCCACAGCGTCACCGGCCTGTCGCAGCAGGACTACAGCGTCACGAACGGCATCAACCATTTCGGCCCTCGCCAGCTCCTGAAAATGGGCGCGCTGGCGACCGTGCCGCTGCTGATCTGACTGTGGCGCTCCTCGGTCCCGATAGAGTCCCGCTCTTGTAGAATACTTTTCTACAAGAGCGGGGCCTCGTCTCTCCACGCGTCCCGCGCATGGTCGCGCTTATGGCCGATCCTGCCGATACCCAGCGCCTGATTGGCGACCTCGCACGCGAAGGCGTTGTCACGTCTATCGACCATGCAGCCGGCACCGCACGCGTCCAGTTCGCCGACGATCTCACTACCGGCGATATCCCGTGGCTTGCGCCGCGAGCCGGCGCCACCCGCACCTGGTCACCGCCATCGGTGGGCGAACAGGTCGTTGTCCTGGCACCCGAGGCCGACACCGCGCGCGGCATCATCATCGGCAGCCTGTCGAGCGACGATCATCCGCATCCGGCGAACGACGCCTCGACGCTGACCGAATACGTTGACGGCGCCCGCGTCGGATACGATCCGGTCGCGCACGCACTGACCGCGATCCTGCCAAGCCGCGCGATCGTGCGGATCGACGCCGATGGTGGCCTGTCGATCAAGGGCGACGTGACAGTCGATGGCGACATTCACTCGACCGGCACCGTCACCGCCGACACCGATGTCGTCGGCGCGGGTAAGAGCCTCAAGGACCACGTTCACCTCGGCGTTCAGTCGGGCGGCGCCCTGTCGGGAAAGCCGCAATGATCGGGATGAACCGCGAGACCGGCAAGCCGCTTGCCGGCCATGACCACCTCGAACAGTCGATCGCCGACATTCTCGGCACGCCGCTCGGCACGCGCCTCGGCCGCCGCGCATACGGTTCGCTGGTCCCCCAGCTGCTCGACCAGCCGAACAACGATCTCGGCCGCATGCGGATCTTCGCCGCCGCGGCGCTCGCGCTGCTCCGCCAGGAAGGCCGCGCGCGGATCTCGCGCGTCGCGCTCTCGACCGGCGCGGAGCCGCACCAGGCCGTGATTACCGTGACCGGCCGACGCACCGACGTCGCCGGAGCGCCTGCCTTCTCCCTCTCGTCCTCCATCCGCGCCCTGTCGGCGCTCGCCTGAAAGGCCCGCACATGAGCTTCCTCCACGGGATCCAAGTAACCGAGATCGAGCGCAAGACCCGCTCGGTCGCCACCGTTGCCACCGCCGTCATCGGCCTCGTTGCGACCGCGCCCGATGCCGTCGTTGGCGCCTTCCCGATCGACACCGCGGTCAAGGTGATGAACCTCGACGATGCGATCGCGAAGGCCGGCGCTGGCGGCACACTGCGCGCCGCGCTCATCGCCATCGCCGGCCAGGTCAACGCGCCGATCGTCGTCGTGCGCGTGGCGCCAGGCGCGAACGCGGCTGACACCGCCACCGCGGTCATCGGCACCGACGAGGCGGGCGTAAAGACCGGCATGCAGGCGCTGCTCACCGCGTCGGCGCAGATAAACCTCCATCCGCGCATCATCGGCG